CAACACAGCAAGCTGGAACATATCACATATCATCAGCGAGTAGTGTATCAGGTTCTACACAAGTCTCAGCAACACCTGTATTTACAGATACAAGAGCAGATACATCATTGTATTCAGCTGGTGAGATTGGTGAAACACTAGATCAACCTACAACTATCACTAACTATTATTTGTATAGAGTTGATGGAAGTAATACATCATTTGAAGCACCTTTCTATGCTAATTCGGGCAATCATTTACAACAATATACTGACGCAGATTTTCAAGCTTTAGCACAAGAGTGGATAAAGAAAACTGCTCATGAGTCAGCAGATGGTTACGCTTTAAGTTATAACTTAGGAGCAACCGGTGATGGTAATGAAAGAGGTTCTGGTATGGGTGATACAATTTTGAATGGAAGTGGTAATTATCAAACAAGAGAAGTAAATACAGACGATTACAGAGCACAAGAGTTTCCAGATGGATCAGCAGTTACGGCCGCTACATACTATTTAAGAATTCATAAATCATAGAAAATCTACGCTTAATCGTTATTTTTACTTTTTGTTTCTCTTATAAATATGGAGTAGAACTAAAAGGAAAAATATGCCAATACCATCAAGTAGAGAACAATTAAAACAGTATGCTTTAAGAGCACTTGGAAAACCAGTAATTGAAATCAATGCTGATGATGACCAACTTGAAGATAGAATTGATGAGGCATTACAATATTTCGCACAATACCATTTTGATGGTGTTAGAAGAACATACCTAAAATACCAATACACACAAGCTGATTTTGATAGAATGACTGTTGATAGAGTAAGTCAATCAACAACTAAAGAAGCTACAACAGTAAGTAATTCATTTACAGGTGATGGTTCAACAAAAGTATTTACTTTAGATACTTCAGCAGATCAATTAAGTTCCGTAAAAGTTAATATCAAAGAAGATGACGATATTCTTAATACATTTACAGGTGATGGTTCGACAAACGTTTTTCAATTAACTAACCCTGCTGATAGTGTAGATGCATTAACAGTTACGGTAGATGGAATACTTAAAACTAGAACAACTGATTTTATTGTTGCTTTAAAAACTTTTGAGTTTGTTACTGCTCCAGTAGCAGATGCAGTTATTGTTGTAAAAATTCGTAACACAGTTCCTGCTGCCGGAACAGATTCGGTTGCTGGTGTTGGTTATACAGTTGAAGATAAAACTCTAACATTTTTTGTTGCTCCATCTTCTAACTCAAAAATTTCAGCTACTATTAGTAATCAAGTTACAACATCTTGGAAAGAAGCACAAAATTATATAATTTGTCCTGAATCAGTTGTATCTGTAATTAATATATTTCCTTTTTCAAGTAAAGGTAGTATGAATGTATTTGATGTTAGATATCAAATGAGACTAAATGATCTATATGACTTTTCATCAGGATCAATGGTCAATTACGATATGGTTATGAGACAGTTAGACTTTTTAGACCACATACTTGTTGGTGAAAAACCTATGAGATTTAATCAACACGATAATAGATTATATGTTGATATGGATTGGAAGAACGATTTACTAGTTGGTGAATATCTAGTTATTGAATGTTATAGAAAATTAGATCCGGACGAACATACAGATGTTTTTAATGATTTAATGTTAAAGAGATATGTAACTGCTTTGTTTAAAAAACAATGGGGTGCTAACTTATCTAAATTCAATGGTGTTGCTATGATAGGTGGAGTTACATTAAATGGTCAGCAAATATTTTCAGAATCATTAACTGATATACAAGATTTAGAAAAAGAAATTAGAAGCTCATTTGAAATGTCACAACCCCTTATGATAGGATAGTGCCATGGCAACTAATCATTATTTTCAAGGAGGAAACGGCATTGGAAACTCCAACGAGAAAAGACTATACGAAGATTTAATTATCGAAGGCCTTAAAATTTATGGTCACGATTGTTACTACTTACCACGAACATTAGTTAATAGAGATTTAATACTTGGCGAAGATACGTTAAGTAGATTTGATGATTCTTATTTACTTGAAATGTATATGGAAACAACCGAAGGTTTTGCTGGCGAGCAAGAAGTCATAAATAAATTCGGGTTAGAAATTAGAGAAGATACAACTTTTGTAATCTCAAAAAGAAGATGGCAAAATCAAGTTGACTCAGCTCATACAATGATTGTTGAAGGACGACCTAATGAGGGAGATATTATTTACTTCCCATTAATGGATAGTTTCTTTGAAATACAATTCATACAAGATCAAGAGCCGTTCTTTCAATTAGGACAATTACCAGTTTATAAATTAAAATGCACTCGTTGGGAATATTCAAGTCAGGAATTAAATACAGGTGTTGAAGATATTGATATGTCACAAGAGGCATACTCATTAGATCAAACTCTACATCAAACATCATTAGAGAGTGGAACATTTGGTCTTCAACTAGGAACACCCGTAGTAAGTAATGACGCTATTAGTAGCATACCTATTCTTGCTGGTGGAGAAGGATTTAAAACAGCGCCGACTTTAACTATATCGGCACCAACTATACCATCTGAAACTGCTACAGTAACAGGAACATCTATTGCTGGAACACTAACAGCATTAACAATTACTAATCCTGGTCGTGGTTATGGATCAACACCAGAAATTACAATAAACTATTTAAATCCAGCATTCCAAGCACAAGAATTAAAAGTTACTTCTCTTGGATTAACAAATGGTAAATTAACATCAATTGTATTACCAACTCTTACAGGTATTGGTGGTATTACAAGTGTTGTAGTTTCTCCTCCTGGTGGCGCTGTAACGGCAGCTGCTACTGCTACACTTACCGATGGTGTAGTGACAAGTATTAATATAAATGTAGATGGTTCAAGTTATGATGGAACAGTTCCTACAATTACAATATCAGAAAACCTTGACGCTGAAGGATCTTTACAATTAGAAAACGACAGTGGTGACGGAGAAGAATATTACTTTATCAATGAAGATTATTCTATACAAGAACAATCTGGATATGCTGATAATTTAGATTTAGATAAAGAGGCAGGTTTTGATACTGCTTCAGCACAAGACGATATATTAGATTTTACTGAAAGAAATCCTTTTGGTGATCCAGATGGAGGTGGATTTTAATGTTTGGAACTTATTTTTATAACGAAAGTATGAGAAGAATGACAGTGGCATTTGGCCAACTGTTTAACAAAATACAAATTAAACATAAAGACTCTACTGGGAAAACTGTTCAATCTATTTCAGTTCCATTAGCATATGCTCCAAAAGAAAAGTTTTTAACGAGACTAGATCAACAACCAGATTTAGATAGGAGAGAATTTGCTATCACATTACCAAGAATGAGTTTTGAAATATCAGGTATTAACTATGACGCCTCTCGTAAATTAACAAGAATACAAAAGTATAAATCTGTTAAGACAGGTAAAGATGGTAAGGTGATGAGTTATAATTATACACCTGTTCCTTATAATATATCATATAATTTAAATATATTTACAGCAACTGCTGAAAGTGGATTACAAATAGTAGAACAAATACTTCCTTTTTTTCAACCAGACTATACAGTAACAGTTGTTGCTATACCCGAGTTAGATATTAAAAGAGATGTTCCAATTATATTAAATGGTGTTAATTATGAAGACAGTTATAGTGGTGATTATACAACTCGTAGAGCGGTAATATACACATTAAGTTTTGTTGCTAAAACATATCTATTTGGTCCTATGACTAACTCAAAAGTTATTAAAAAGACACAAGTTGATTTACATACAGATTTGCCAGAGGCAAGTAGAGAAGAAAGAATTATCGTAATTCCTAATCCAACATCTGCGGATGCTGATGATGACTTTGGATTTACTACATCAATAACATCATATAATGATGGTAAAAGTTATAACCCGAAGACTGGAGAGGACGAATAAATAATATTACATTATGACAAAATTGGAAGATACAGTAAATGAAATATTAGGCATAGATGTGCCTGAAGTTAAAGAAAATAAAGAGTTCACACCAACGATTACTCGTGTAGAAGAAAAAGCAAAAGATGATGTGGATAACGATCATAAGAATAGTAGAGAATATTACTATAACTTAATAGATCAAGGACAAGAGGCAATAGCAGGTATTTTAGAGGTCGCTAAAGCAGGCGAGCATCCACGTGCTTACGAAGTGGCATTAGCAGGTATTAAGAGTGTCGCCGACACTGTGGATAAACTTCAAGACCTAAACATAAAATTAAATAGACTTAAAGAAGTGCCTAAGTCAGCAAATCCACAAATTAAAAATGCTTTGTTTGTAGGATCAACTGCTGAATTACAAAAGATGTTAAGTAAAGAAGATCCAAAAGACATCACACCTAAAAAGGAGTAATAAATGGCAGATAGCACAAATTATCTTGGTAATCCTAACCTTGTTAAGGTTGGTATTAAGAATGAATATACCAAAGACCAAATAATAGAATATCAAAAGTGTGCCAAAGACCCGATATACTTTATGGTAAATTATATTAAGATTGTCTCACTTGATGAGGGTCTTGTGCCATTTAAGATGTATGGTTTTCAAAAGAAAATTGTAGAGACGATACACAATAATAGATTTACAATCTGTAAGTTACCTAGACAGTCTGGTAAATCAACAACAACAATTTCTTATCTATTACATTATGCTTTGTTTAATCCTAATTCAAATATTGCTTTACTTGCCAATAAATCATCTACTGCTAGAGATATATTAAGTAGATTACAATTAGCATATGAAAATTTACCCAAATGGATGCAACAAGGTGTTATAAACTGGAACAAAGGTAATATAGAATTAGAAAACAAATCAACGATTGTCGCTGCCGCCACTTCTTCAAGTGCTATTCGGGGTGGTTCTTATAACATAATTTTCCTTGATGAGTTTGCTTTCGTTCCTACAAACATTGCCGAGTCTTTCTTTAGTTCGGTTTATCCTACTATATCATCTGGACAAAAAACAAAAATGATTATTGTATCTACACCATATGGTATGAATCAATTTTATAAGTTATGGGTGGATGCTGAAAATAAAAGAAATGATTATATACCAATTGAGGTTCATTGGTCAGAAATACCAGGTAGAGATGAAGCGTGGAAAGATCAGACTATTAGAAACACAAGTGAGGAACAATTTCAACAAGAGTTTGAATGTGAATTTTTAGGTTCAACAAATACTCTTATAAATCCTGCTAAGATTAAAAATATGGCATATATGAATCCTATAAAATCTTCAGGTAGTGTAGAAGTATTTGAAACGCCAATTAAAGGAAATACCTATGTTTGTACAGTTGATGTCGCCAGAGGTGTTGATAAAGATTATTCTGCCTTTATTGTATTTGATGTAACCAAAATGCCTTTTAAGGTTGTGGCAATTTATAAAAACAATGAAGTTAAACCTTTTGTTTTTCCAAATATTATAGATCAAGTTTGTAAAGGTTATAACCATGCTCATATCTTAACGGAAGTTAATGATATTGGACAACAGATCGCCGAAGCATTACAATTTGAAATAGAGTATGATAACATATTGATGACCACACAGAAAGGTCGTGCCGGACAAGTCTTAGGT